CATCCGAAGCAGTGTCTCATCCCGCATCTGGAAGGCTACCTTGTAGCGTTTCATCACTACGGAACGGGCCGCTTTCAATCCTTCGGGGCTCCAGATGGAGGCCATGAACTCGATGTCGAAGTGCTGGCACCAGTCATTGAGTTCCGGCGCCCAGTCGTCGATGTAGCGCATTGCGCCCCACCGATCATTTCCGACTTTGGGATGTCCCAGTTGGAACTTGGCGATATCAGCTCCCGCTAAGGATGCCTGCCGGATGAGTTCGAAAGCTAAGGATTTCGAACCCATGTGACAGGAGCCAATCTCAGCCACGAACAACATCGCGTTGCCTCAACAAGAGATCCACGAGCATCAAGTCTAAGCTGCTATCTACGTTCACGCCCTTTTCGGGAGGCATGAACCACGGACGTATCTCCTCGCTTCTTCCAATCAACACCCCCTCCAGAAGAGCGTTTCTGCGGACTACATATAGACTTCCGTTCCGTATGTAAACCTTTGGCCGGAGGTCCTGTCTCTGCCCTCCTTCTGGTTCGGGCCAGACATCCACGAGATGGTCGGCAACGACCATTTTGATCCTCGCAGGATGGTGATCGTCCAGTTGGGAAACCCCGCACACAACGTCGGCTCCTGTATGAACGAGTTTATCAATGGCCCCGTCAATGTCATCCACGGTCTTGAGGGGATTGGTTGCTCGGAGGTCGGCGATGATGTCGTACTCACTGTGTTCTTCCTCCTCTGCCCAGCGCAGTGCGTGAAGCAGTCCATCTATCGTCGGAGATTTATCTCCTGCGAGATAATAAGGTCGCTTGAGAGGTTCGGCGCCGTATTCCTTAGCTACCTGAAGTATCTCTTCGCTGTCGCTCGAAACCAGATAGCGGCTGATATAGCTGGACTTGAGTGCTTCCTCGATAGTCCATGCAATGAGAGGTTTCCCCGCAACCATCGCGATGTTCTTGTGAGGGATGCCTTTTGAACCGCCTCTGGCCAAAGTTACACCCAGCGTCTTGGTCAATTCTTCCTCGCAATCGCCACTAGGGGAGTTAGAGTACTTGTGTCGTCTTGGGGAACTTTCAGGGACCAGTCGTACAGCCACACTTGTTGGAAGACTTCTAAAAGTGCTTTGCGGAACTCACTTGCTTTCCACTCTCTCTCATGCAGTTCCTTCCAGCGTCTCAGATCAGCGTTGGCGTTCCTCGCTGTGATGATGAGGTCTCCTCCGAGGTCAAGGTGGTCCCACACATTCTGGAGGGCGCGTCTCCAGTCATGGATGTGTTCGAGAGTTTCCACCATGACTGCGGCGGTGTACTTTCTATCAGAGTTGAACTTCGTGATATCCCCGGTCATCCAAGTCACGTTGGATAGTGGGAACATCGTCTTAGCGAAGGTCACTGCTCCTGGGTCAACGTCTATGGCATGAACGAAACTGACGTTATGGGCATACAGGAGGACTCCTGCTCCGGTCCCGAATCCCACTTCTAGGACGTTCGGCTTTCCGCTCAATTTCTCTGCGATAGAGAGATAGAGGTCAAACTGCGGCGTCAAGAGGTACCGTAAGCGTCGCCACATAACCTCGTGGGCGGATTCGTTCACTTAACCTCTCCCAACTCCCTCGCTGCGTTCTCTTGGAAGGACATATCCCCGAGCGTAGAAGAGTCAATTCTTGTCCATCCTGGTCTTGGTTCATAGGAGTGCATTCCTCCCCAAGGGGATAGCCACCACTCGAACTGAGCGGTATGAAGATTCCTCACACGGTCCATCTTGGCCCCGTCGAACCTGGCGCCTAACAACTCTGCCTGATGGAAATCGGACTTTCTGAGGTCGCTCCCAATGAAGAGAGTATTCTTGGCGGTGATCCTTCTAAAAAGACACGCCTGGGCGACCGTTCTCAGAAAGATGGTTGCTTTCATGTAGGCCCCGGTGAAATCAGATCCGGTCATCTCGCAATCGGTGAAGTCAGCTTTATGGAGATCCGCACGGGAGAAGTCGCATCGAATGAACGTGCAGCCTCGGAAGTTCCCATTGGATAGGTTAGCTCCGCGGAGGTTGCTATTGGTAAAGTTTGCTCCTCGCAGATCGTGTCCTGAGAGGTCGGCTCCCTCCAAATTCACTCCAACCAAGGAGCACTTGTAAGCTATCGAGGCGTTCAAGCCGTGGTCCAGATCCTTGAGAACCTTTAGCTTTCTAGGATGTACGAGACTCATAGCGTCCAGTCCTCGTCATCGCTTACGAGTTGATGTACCCCATTCCCGGAAGCGATCAGGTACCAGATGGCATACCCGAGCATCCAGACAGGCCCTCCTAAGACAAGCCCTAGAACAAAGGCCAGGAAGAGATTCACGGTCTCGTGTACCTAACCATGATGAGGTCAGCTACTACCACTAGCAGACCCAGCACCGCTATTGTCGCTAAAAGCCTCAGTATCTCGCTCATCTTCCTCAAAAGGAGACTGTCCATCCATGATATCCACTGCTTGCTGGGCGTCCTTCTTCCCTCGCTCCTGGCGAGCTTCTTTCACTTCCTCGGGAGTGTAATCGGTTAGTTTTCCGTCCTCTTGAACGACATTCCCCTCGAGTGCCCTCTTGATGTCCATGTCGTTCCCGAAAGTTGGGACCTTGAACACCTTGACCTCTCCGGTTTGGGTGAGGTGTCCGTACTGGCCCGTCGCTTTCCAGGCGTCGTGCCAGCCCCACATCTCCTTCAATGCACCACGGACTTCCGTCAGTTCCCGTTGCTTGTCCTGTATCTGCTTCTTGAGTTGCATCTTCCTGAAATTGAGTTCATCAATACGGTTTTCAATACTGTCAAGATTCATTTCCTCAGTGGGATCCTTCCTGCGTTCTCTGGAAACGAATACCCTCCCATGACGCTTCGCTCAAGACGGTAATAGCCCTCTCGGGGTTCGTAAATCACTCTTCCTCCTCCGATGGGGACGTACCACCAGAAGACCGCGTGATCGGCGTTTGAGATACCCTCCAAGTTAGCTCCGTTGAATCTCGAACCGATGAAGTCGCACTGGAAGACATTGGCGCTTCTCAGGTCGGCGTCGAAGAATAGGGCGTTCTTCACTGTTGCTCGTCGCATGGTGACGTTCCACAATCGCGCTCGGGTGAAATCCGTCGCTCGGAGATAGGACATGCTCATATCCGCACCGGTGAAGTCTGCGTCTGTGCAGTCCGCTCTCAAAAGACAGGCCCTCGACAGATCGGTCCGGATGAATTTCGCCCCTCTCAGAGAGGCCTCTGTCAAATCTGCGCCTCTGAGATTGGCGTTGCTCAAGTTGGCGCCGTCCAGACATTTCCCCCTCAGGTCTACTCTCTCCAGGTCTGCTCCAACCAGTGCGCAATTGAATATCAGCTCCCTGTAGTTACTTGGCCTTGTTAAAGATGTCGATATCATCGACGAACCCAGCAGCTTCTTTCCTCAGAATGCCCGACCTTGCTTCTCTGGCATCTGCCTCCGTCACATCAGCAAGGTTCATTCGATGCTCAATCATCTGCACCTTCTCTTCCTCTGTGGCGATGGGAAATTGCTCCTCCTGTCCTCCGGATTGAGGGGATTGCATCTGTTCCAGAAGCCACTTCTCATCGGCGATGACTGCGCTAACTGCGATCAACTGCCGGTTGAGGAAGTCGGCGTTCTGCTCGGCCTGATTCTTCTGAGTCTTCAAATCAGCCTGTCTCTCCTCGAGCATCTTAATTCTCAATTCAAGAGCTTTTGCGTCCACATCATTTCCTTTCCTGGCGAATTCGAAGAGGTGCCCTGCAAGTGCTCCCAATCTATCACCGGTGGATTTGTGGGTCTTGAGTCTCTCTGCGATGTCATGATTGAGCCATACCACAAGCGCGTGCCGGCTCTCGATAGAAGCATCGAGCCACAGTCTGTATCCAAGGATTCTAGCGAGAGTGAAGAAACGGAAATCACTCCCGAGAGAGCGACCATCACCAGTCGCTTCTGGGAGAGGACCAATCCCGAAAGGATTGTCGCCGGGTGGGAGCCGTTTGAGGACGGCTTCCACCACCCGGCGTTGTATGAGGACGCAGCCCATCCCGGAGATGGCGATCTCGTGCAGCCCACTTCGCGGAACCTCCAGCATCGGGGGGAACGGCCATTTGCCGTCTCCAACAACCGAACAAACGCTGTGTATGTTCCTGGCGTTGCGGGCGTAGTAATGCCCGGTCACCATGTCTACGTCATGCGAACGCAGACGCTCCAGGATATCTGGGGGATGGAGCATGTCGAGGTCAAAGAGGGCAACTGCGTCGAGTTTCCCTTCCAGGAACTCTTCGCACGCCAAGGACCGCGCGACATCTCCTCTACCAGAGGCGCGTTCCTGTTTGTAATCGCCTGGCCGTATCTGGATCTCGTAGAACGTCCGTAACGACTTGACGTACTGCGTTTCTCCAGAGATGCCCGCGATATAGATCTTTGTGGCCTTCGGCCTAATGCGAGGCGCTGCCGAGGGTGGCTCGGGTGAAGCGGTGGCCATACCGCGCCGTCCCAGCTGCTGTCGAGATACAGAGAGCGAACCGGTATACGTCGGCGGTGGCTAACGCCAACCAGATGTCACCCTTGGTCAGGCCGGCGCTCGCCGGTGCAGTCGAAAGGATCGGAAGGCGTAGCCGCGCAAATGCGGTCTGACCGACGGTTCCCTTGCCGAGGATCACCCCAGATGCTCCTATCGCTCCGGGATAGGTCAAACTTCCGAGCGAACTGAAATAGGAAAGCTCTGCGTTCGCACTGTCCCGGAAGACGATGTAATCCCCGCTCATGCTGGCCGGCCCGTCGATGGTCAGGATATCCGTTGCGGCAGTCACGCCCTCCATGTTCGAATGCCCATAGAGCGGCACTGCCAAGCCTTTGTAGGTATCTGTTCCTGCTGGCATGGTAAGGTACTCCTTACTAGGGCTTCGCCCACTAGGGCTTTAGATTAGGACGGCGGTCGCCCATTTCGATGCAGTAAGTAGCGATGTGATCCAGGTGGCTTTCGCCAGCCTACCGCGTCCTTTGTTTCTTAGGTCCATGCTTCCTGTGCGACGCTCACTTCCTCCCGCAGCAAGCGGTTCTCGGCGATCCGTCCATATCCGCCCCAGAATTTGAACCCGAGGGTCCAGAACTGGTCCAGGATGCCGTCACGCTTCGGGCCGACGATCTCCCCAAACTCACCCACCTCGGGTGCGTACAGTTTCAGCAGAGAGCCGGGGCCACCGAACACGACCAGATGGACGCTATCTGCGTTCCGTACCGAGTTGGTCGCAGGGTGTGCGAACCGCAAGCCACCGTTCGGGCCTTGCCCGACGATGGTAGCTGTTGAACCAGTAAAACCGGTGATGCGCACGCGCTCGTTCTGAGGGTAGTGCGTATTGGCGGTTTCCTCGGTTCCGATGTTGAGCCACTGTCCCGCGGCTTCGGTCTGGTCCATGTGGGTATTCGCGGCTACTCTAAGTGAGGTCGCTAGCGGGTTCACCGCGGTGTTCAATGTAGTCGCCGTGATATCCACTGCGTCCAGCCCCGCGCCGTAGAGGATCTTCGCCCAACTGGAGACCAGGAGGCGGAACGGTCCCAATTCGCCGAGTTCCCAGTTGAGGTGGATACCAGCCTGCTGGTACTGTCCCACAGCTTGAACAGAACCATCCTGTCGGAGGTCAGCGAAGGCGAATGGGTCGATCATGGCAGACCATCGCCGTGCCTGTTGTCCACCGTCAGACATCCCCTCAAACATCGGAGCCTTCAAGTCCCCCAACTGGTTGGCTGCGTTGGCGAACTTGGTCTCGGTGAGACGGTGAGAGGTGGTTCCCGCATCCAGGGATGCGCGCGCGGCGGTGCGGTTCACCAAAGTTCCTTGGGTAGCCGCGTCTCGCGCAAGCACATCGATGGTCTCGGCCGCGCCTTCTGCGACCGTCTTGACCAGCTTCTCCATGTAGTCGTTCAGGAAGTTACGGATCTGGATCTGCTGGGAGGTCTGGATCGCCTCACCACGGCTGGTGGGCGTGATGGTCGCCACAGCATCCCGAAGTGCTTGCGGGGTGATGTCGGCGGTTTCAGAGATGGCGCTTGTACCAATTGCCATTTTGGAGATGAAGTTGGCCTGGACCGCTGACCCCCGGATGAGTTCGGCCATATCGCGGCCCATCGGGATCGCCAGCTGGTCGTAGTAGCGGGAGAAGTAGACCTCTTCCGCGTACTGGTCCAGGTATTGAGTGCGGGTGGAGTTGGAGAGTGCGACTGCACCAGCTCCACCCGCAGCACTGGTCTGGATAGGCATTGGGGTTCTCCCTTATCTAACGATCAGGGTCTCCCGCAGCATGGATGCGCGATGGCTATCGTACAGGTCGTGCTTTCGCAGGACACGCTCCGCGGCAATCATTTCCAACTTCGCCAGAGCCATGTCTATGTCACCGGGCTTGAAAGTGTGCGCAGACCACTCCCTCACAACCGAGTTCACTTCCTCGTCCGTGAGGTCATAGTTCGAGAGCGACACCTCAGCCCGTTTCATCAGCCAGTCGTTCAGGCGGGGGTCTATGCTCCCTCCTCGGGAGAGAACAATCTCCCAGGGAGAATCTCCCCACCAGTAATTCCAGCCATCTCACGCATCTTGCCGCGAAGTTCCCTTCGCTTTTTGAACGCCTCTTGGGTGTTCTGCCCTTGCAGTTTTCCAAGCTCGGCCGCCAAATCGTCGTAGCTTCTCGCGGTCGTGACCGCGGTTCCGGCTTCCGACACGGCTGCGGCCGCAGTCGCTGCGCCGGTTTGCTTGGTGATCTTTGTCGCTCGTTTCGTGGCAAAAAGATCCACGATGTCTGGCCAATCGTCCGCAGTCACTTTCCCTGCGTACTGAGTGACCAAAGCGACGTAATCCGGATCATCAAATGCAATCCCAGCGCCTTGGAGATGGACTGCTGATTTCGCCTGTGCCGCCGCCCAGGCCGGGTCCTCGGGCGCTGTGCCAATAGCCCCAGAGGAGATCGCTGCAAGCTCCTGCCTCAGTTCGGAGATTTCCAGGTCGCCTTTGATCTTCCCCACGTCTCCGCCAGCGGCTTTGACCCAGGCGTAGATTTCATCGACCTTGGCGAGTCTCACGTCCTTAGCAGACTTGAAGCGGGCATCAATCTTGTCGTCGATCTTGTCCAAGACGGACGCCTTCGACTCCAGGGATGCCAACCGTGCCTCAAGCGCGGCCACATCTGGCGTCGTCGAACCAGCGCCAGTCGAACTTGGAGTTTTCTCAGGAACGGGCGGTCCCTGAGTTGCCTCCGCCTCCAACCGGCCTTCGTTCTCGGTATCAGCCATCTTACATCCTCTAAGATATCATGAATGTTTGGTACACGCAACAATACTCATTGCACGGCGTCCACCAAAGCCCGCCAATCTGGGAAACCCAGCCTTTCGGCCAGCGTTTCTAAGCGGTCAATCGCTGCGGGGGGCATCTGCTCTCCGCTTTGATAGTCGAGGAGAAGGTTCCAGAGCGAACCTCCCAAGGTTGATTGCCATTCTTGGGGGCTTCGCTGCTGTCTCTGGACAAATGGTGTGGGTTCACCGCCTCGAACAGCATCCAACCACAAACGGTACATCTGATCACCCATGATCTTACGGAGGTCTTCCAAAGCTTCTGGGGCTGGTTTTGCCTGTGGTCCAGCCCCAGGGGTGGCGTATTTGGCAATCTGCTCCGCGATCCAGACCTCTCGTTTGGCAGTTGGATCGGTGATTTCCATTTCCTCAACAGGTTCCATGCCTTCGCGGAAGATGGCAGGGGCAGCATCAGGAAGTAACAGAGCAGCTTTGGAAACTCGAATTTCGATGGCTGGTTCTTCTTGGCTCTTGAAAGCGCCGTATTGCTCCAACTGAGGATGGTCCTTCCAGTATTGTTTCGCTGCTTTGCTGTCGATATCCCTCAGTTGGTAATACACCTCGAAGTGATCCCAGAGGTCGTCCCCAAATAGTCTTGCGGCGGCCTCGTACATCTCACCTTTGTAGTATCCCCTGATCCTCTCGGCGCTGGTGTAGTACGCACCCAAGAGAGGGGTCATTTGGACGATCTGCTGCTGCCAGTCTAGCGCCTCGTCAATCTGAGGGTGTTGCTTCAAGATAGCGTCCCCAATTTCAGGGCGGTCTGGATCTCTCGCACCGAAGTAGTAGTCAACCAGTTCCCAGATGTCTTCACCGAACTGCTTTTCCACCTGAGTCCGCATCTGGCCATAGAGAGATTGAGCCGCATTCCACTCTGCGGAGGTTGCACTATCAGGAACGTCCAGTAAAGCCCCTAAATCAAGGACGGCTCCCATGAACTTCAATCTCTCCGCCTCGGACATCTTGGTGAAGTCGCCCTTGGATTCTCGGAAGGCTGAAATGGTCTCAGAAGTGATTCCCACTCTCTCGGCCATCTCGGAGGTCATCCCCGGAGGAATTCTATCGAGGATGTTCCAGGCGAAGGCTTCATCTCTATCCAGACCGGACTTCTTCGCCATCAGTAGAGCATCCATGAAAGGATAGGCCGCTTCGAGATCAGACCATGCCTTTCGATACTCGTCAGGGCTGTAATCGGGCTTCTTCAGCATTAGACCGAACATCTCGTTGTAGAAACGATCTATCTGTACATCTTCTTCGGTGCGCATTTTGAAACCTGTCCCCAGAAAGAAGGGGGCCGCTACAGCGAACAGATTGGGGGCTCGGATGTTGATAGCTCTTGCTCGGGCCTCATCCCAGATCGGCCCCTCTTGGTTGTAAGCCGCATCCACAATCTGCGCCGCGGGATAGTTCTCCTCATCAATCATCGCCCCGATCTGACGGGCTACTCTTGGTCTTTCCCACGGGTCCATCCCACCCCCGAAGTAGTTGACGAATGGATCTAGCTCAATCCCCAATCCTTGAGGGTCCATGAGGGCGGTAACGTCTCGGAAGATTCTGGTAGGGGAATAGAGTCTTCCAGCCCATCTCGCGGCGGCGTCTTCTTGTCCCTCGCTGTGGTACTTCAGTGCCAGAAGAAGTTGATATGGCAACCATGTGGAAGGACCGAACTTCTGGATATCCTCCAGAGTTCTTCCCCACCAATCCAATCGTCTTCGGGGATCGGTGAAGTCCACTCCCGTTAGCCCATTGAGGGGATTCAAGGAGGCTTCCAGGTTGAACCAGATCGGAGCCTTAGTATCCAATCCTAAGAGATCGCTCACATTGAGGCTGTACTTCCACCAATCCGGTAAACCAGCATGTTCGACCTCAAGAGTGTGCCGGTAGCGGGCATAGTTTGCTACGAGGCTCGGATGCGCTAAAGCACGTTTCATCCAGCGTAGATAAGTCCTTGAATGCCAGAACTGATAAGGATAGATGTAGGAGGCTACGAGATCGAGTCCTATCCGCTTCCCGTAGTCATGCAGGATGGCATCTCTTGTGGCTTGAGCGATTGCGATAGCTTTTGCTCTCACCTCATCCATCCGACCGCCGACTTGTTTCACCCAGCCCGCGAGTTGTCTCTCAACGTCCGGTCCCAAAGGAGGAACGCGACCTCCCCAGTTGTCCGAAAGTCCTTGTTTGAGGTTCTCGATAGCCCTTTCCGCCGCGGGTTGGCTTTCGTGGAAGAAGCGGTTTACAGACGGAAAGCCATCGTCGGCGCTTGAAACCAGGGGGACTTCTTGAGGACGACTAAGGACCTCATCGAACATCCGTGCCGTGAATTCTTCCGCTTCCATTCCCGCTTCGGCTGCGGCTGCTTTGGCAGCTTGATCCAGATCGGCGTCTCCGAGAATTCGGATAACGCCTTCTGGGTCGGCAGTTCGCAGTCTTTCCACAAACCCAGCAGCTTTTGTCGGTTCCGCCCCTTCCCCGAAGAGGGTCTGATACTGTCTCAGGAAACTGGACTGGAGCGTAGTTTGGGCAGAGACAGTTGCCACTCCGTCTACTAATTCCGCCTGATCCATCATCCGCGCTCTAGTAAGTTGAGTTTCAGCAACCTGTCTTAATGGGGTGTTGGCGTCGATGCCCGCCATTCCCGCAAGTAGCTGACCTGAGTTGTCATGCTGGGAAACGACGTACTCCCGCAATTGGATGTATCTCTGATTCTGGACCTCTCTATAGTTGTCCCAGAGGGCGTTCCTAAATGCGTCGGCGCTCAGATTTTCGGGGATGTCTCCTAACTGTCGTTCCCGCCACATCTTGCGCAGGAGGGGGTGGTCGGTTGGAAGATTTCTGGAGGCCTCGCTCATCCCCCAGGTCCCAGATGGAGGTTTCTTCCTCCCAAGGAAAACATCGGCCTGTCTGAAAGCATCGTCCGTTGCTCCGCGGACGTTTGCCCTTACAGGTTCGGTAATCCGCTTCATGGCTTCTTCGGCCGCTTTGAGTCCGTCCTCTACAGTCCTTCCGTGTGTCTGAGCTTCTCGGATAAACGCTGCATTGATCTGAACGCGGGCCATCTCTCCGATTTCGTGACCGTACTCCTCAAACTGTCGTATCGTCTCTCTGGATTCGTGAACACGGCGCATGAAGATGTCTGCTTGTTCGTCGCTGAGGTTTTGACTTATGGCATGGGCGGCTTCTTGGCCCGTCCTAGCAAACTCGTCGGTAGGAAGGACCATTGGGGGCTCGTTCGCCGCGCCCAACCCGACGTTGCTTCGCTCTCTCACCAGATCATCTAGCGCAGCGACGGCCTTTTCCTGAGACTCGGCCTCTCGGACTCTTTTTAGGGCTTCGTCGTATAGTCTGAGATCGCGAAGTTCTTGGACCTGCTCATCGGTTAGAAAGGATAGGTTGTCTACAACAGAGGCCCCGCCTCGCTCTCGCAGTTGGTTGACTGCGGCCTTAGCATTGCCCCAGTTGTCTCTTGAGACCGCTTGAAGAAAAGCCCGTTGTTCATCCGAGAGACCCACAACATTCTCCAAACCAGATAAAGCCCTGGAAGGTGTAAGAGCGTTTGCCATCGTGTCTCTTACGGATTTCTCTACGACGTGCGCAGCGACACCAGCCTCTTCTTGAGCGGCTTTCACGGTCCCGAATTTGCCGCTGAATCTTCGGAGGAGTCCTTCGGTCCCGATCTTGCCTCCTGGTACAGAGCCAGCGGCACCCAAACCCCGGATAGCAGCCTCGGAGACTGCTCCCAGCATAGTGTTGATATTGTCTAGAGCTTTGACAGGGGATACACCAAACAGGGCATTTGCGGCCACCTTGGGGCCGACATCTACTAGAGCAGGCATGAAATTCCCATAGCGGTTGTGCATCACGTAAATGGGATTTTCCAGGAAAAGAACTCTTTGGAGGTTCGCCGCGGGTTGGTAGACCCACTTTTGCATCGCTTCGTGGACGGGCTGGAGGGCCGTCTGAAGTTGAGATAGTTCCTGTCCAGCGATAGGGTTCTTTGCCAGGAAGGCGGCTCTCTCGGCTTCGTCCTCAATAGCCAGGTACTCATTCCGTAGCGCAGCGTGTTCTTTGACAGTTGGGAAGACTTCCTTGAGGGCATTGTCCAAATCCCTTCCCAGAAGGTCGGCCAACTTAGCGGGATCGCCTTCGGCTTGCTCGATGATCCGTCCGATACGTCCAGGGTTGAAGTTTCCCGCATCGTCAATAGAAAGAGTCCTGAGGAAGACGCCACTTTCCAATCCCGATTGTGAGAGAGCGACCTCGGGACTGAGGCCGATTCGATTGAGAATCCCCAACCCCTCTTGCACCCTGGCTAGATCGGGATCGTTCAGGTAAGCAATTGCCTTAACGGCATCGAATAGTGAATCGGGATCGTTTCCCGAACGTGCAATGAGGACCTGTAGGAAGTTGTTGGTTGTCTCGGAGCGAGTAGCTAACTTGCTGGGTGCGTCCAAATCCAATAAACCGCGTTTAGCCGCCTCTTCTAGAATTCCGGTTCTTGCGGCTTGGGAACTCCTCTGAACTGCATCCAATAGAGTCAGATTTGCTTGAGAGATCGCGTTGTCTCCCACCGCGGCGCCGACGTTATCCAATGCTTTTGCAACGTCGGGGACCATCGTGGAAACTCTTCGAGTAGCCTCGGTTACTCTTGCGACCTTCGCCGCCCCGCTGGTCACCAAATCCAAAAGGTTCAGAGGGTCGTAGATAGCTTGTCCCAAAGCTTCGGCACCTGGGTTTTCCAGTTCCATCGCCAGGAGTCTAGGATCCTCTCCAGCCTCTATCCTTCGGACAAACTCTTCTCTCAGTGCAGGATCTCTCCATGCAGAGTAGGCAATCCTCGCGGACTCTTGGTTAGCTCTTCGAAGTTCTGCGTACTCCTCGAACGTAGCTTGTCCTCGGAGAATGGCAAGACCTGTCTCTAACTGAACTGGAATAACAGCGAGCGGACCAAGTTTGCGGAACCACTCATGCCATTCGGGGACAGGTTTTCCCTGTCTGGCATAGGAACGTCGGATAAGCTCGTCTGAGGCTAAGAGGGTAGGACCCACCGCCTCTCGTTCAACGGCGAGTGCAGGTTGCATAGCAGCTTGTAGGACGGTCTGAACGACGGCGCCTGAAAATCTAGCTAGTTGTCCGAAAACGGGAATCTGTTCACCAGCTTCCCAGGAGGTTTTAGCCAAACCCACTGCCGCTCCAAGAAGTGATTGGCCAAATTGGCCGAGAAGAGGACCTGCTTGGGATGTCTGGGTTTCTAAGTCCTGATGGCCAAGCGAAAAGAGCGCCGCTAGATTCTGTCTAACAGGTTCGAGTGCATCGAGGGCTTGCTGTGGGAGTTGCAGAGGCTCAGGACGATCCTTCTCGAAGAAGTTGTATCTCAATTGGCGCATGAAGCCCTGAAGACCGGGACCAAAATCCGGGGTTCCTAAAGACGTCCACCCCTTAGCTTCTTTTGGGAGAGGTTGTCCCCAGGGCCCATTCTTTTGGGTTGAGTATGTAGCGGCCCATTCCGCGGGGAGCCCCCGTTCATTAAGTACCGGCTGGGCTGGTGGAGGAGCACGAAGCTCAGCCATTGTCTCATTGACGGTATTGGCCCATTCGGTCGGTTCTTCAGCACCGAACAGAGACCGGTAGATGACCGTGCGAATAGGAGGTACAGCAGCGCCAACAACCTTCGCCTTCTTGATTGCTTGTTCGAGAGTAGGACGTTCAGTAGATCGCTCTTCAGCCAATTAGATTCTCCAATTGACAAGCCCAAAGCCACCGGAAAACCTGCTTCCGCCGGATTGATTGGACCCAAAGCCGCCAAGTCTTATAGTTCCTCCACCGCCTCCACCTAGAGCTCCACCACCTCTACCTAGACCTCCACCTGTTCCATTCCCAGCTGTCATAATGCCCTCAGGCTTGTACCACAGTCCAGTCCCGAGATTGATGTATCCCATACGCGTCAAGAGATCGGCTCCTGAACCTGCCCCCGCTCTGGATGCGATGACATCAAAGACTCTCTCATTTGCAGTACGAGGGAGTTGCCCAAGATCGTAGAGACCGTGCTCGGTGAAAAATACGTTCGTAGCGAGTGCAGTATCGGGGGCATTGCGGGAAATTGTCGCAGATTGGAAGCGAGCTTGCTCGAGGGCGCGCTCGGGGTCCACTGAACGTATCCTATCGAGATATTGCAATGCTTGCGCAGTCGCTGGTGGAATAGGTCCGCCGCCCGCGGGTCCAGTCTGGACGACTGGCTGCGCCACTGTAGGAATAGCAGGCGTGGGACTGGGCGTGACTTGTCCCGGAATTGTTCCAATCGTTCCCACGGCTGAAGGGGTGGGTGTAGGACCGAAAACACCTACCTGACCAACGGCTGATGGGGTAGGTGTTACTCCATACACACCAGCGGTCTGACCCAACTGATACGGGGTGGGCGTCGGTGTAGGAAGGGGTGGGGTTGGGGTTAGTGTTGGCGTAGGAACAGGAGCTGGTGTAGGACCAAAGATACCCACCTGGCCGACCGCGGAAGGAACGGCTGGTGCAACAGGTTTGCCCTTAATCGTTTTCTTGAGTTTCTTAGCGACTTTGGGTTTCTTCTGCGCTGAGATTGAGTCGCCCCCGCCGTTGTACAGTATTGGCATCTCGTGTTCCTCTTGAACCGCGTCTCTGTTTCTTGAAATCCTCGATCAACCGTTCGTTCTCGATTTGAATTTCTAGTATGGCGATATCCAGATCGCGTTCGGTCAGGAAGTGATCAGACACCGACAACCTCCTGTCCTCTTCGAGTCCTTCCGGTTGCACCCTCAAAGGTAGCCGCCTGCGGGAAGAACTCGGCGGGCGGTCTGCCCCCCGCGGCGGGGTTGACCCCCTGGCCTTCGATGCCCAACCCAGGTCGCATTGGCTCTTCCTCTGGCGCTTGCTCTGCTTGAGGTTGTGCCATCATCTGCTGGTGAAGCATCTTGGCTGCCGCAAGGACATCCTCCTTATATTGGCCGGAAAGTTCGCGCTGGAGTCTTTCCACCCTCGCCTGGAAATCAGCCATGTCCAGACGGGATAGTTTATATTCCCTATAGGAGCCTTCAGGATCAGTATCACCCAGATATCGTAAGAGGCGGATTGGAGAGTAAGGGAGTTTATCGACCATCTGGACCGCTGTGATGGCCCGCTGTTGTCTATCGGAAGGCACGTCAGCCTTGAGTTCGGTACTTAGATAGATAGCATCCGGGTCGATATCCTCCGAGTCGATGGAATAGTACTCGCCCTTGGGGCCGTACCCTTCAATTTCTCCACCGGTGTAGTGAGTGACCAGGAGCATGGCCTCGAAGAGACGGTTGAATCCTCCCTGTGCTACCTCTTTGATCTCTCCCAGTGAAGCGATAGCTTGGGAGACCTGGAGATTGTAGGAGGCGAAGGCTTGCTCTCCGGAAATGGGCTGTGCAGTCACCAAGACATCGGCGACTGTGGCTCTCTGGATAGCCGATTCCAGACGGTCGAAGGCTGAGATGATTTTAGGGTCGAGGTTCCTCTGTTGAAGCTGTTGATACTCTTGTAGCGCAGTGAGGTTGAGCCTTCCGCCGGGTTGGGTATAGTCAATTGCCACGTCCTCGGCGCCTGGTCCTTTGAGTACCTGCTCAGGGGCATTGGCAGTTGCAAGGGCCTTGGACATGGCAATGGTGCCCATGATATTCGCGGAGGCCCATGACTCCGCTTGTAGGATGGGGAAGAGAAGTGGTTTCCTCTGGAACTCGGGTGCAGTGTCTACTGTGGTTCCGCCGGCAGAGCAGAACCACGGCAGGAACGGAACCTGCTTACCATTCTGGTCTTTCAGCCAAGGCTGGAGTGGAAGAATGACTTCCCCATTCGTGTCTTCCAACCGAGTGGAGTGGGAGGCCCAGACGATCTTCCCGTCGTAGTCCACGTACTCGAATTCGAGGAAACTCTCCTTCACTCCGTTCTTCTCATCTTTGACAAAGGATGCCTCATCTCCCCAGAAATCAAGAAGCTCGCGACCAGTCCGGATGTTCACCGAAAGGACGGCCTCAGTCATGTAGTCTGAATATCTGGGATAGACGGTCTTCGGGTCGGCCAGTTTAGTGGCCCAGTCTCCAAAGCGAAGGGCGGCGTCTTTCCTGGCCTGGGAAGATTTGGACAGCTTCATCTGGGTGGGGACATGGATCAGTTGACCAATGACTTCCCCGTACACAGCACAGGACCAGACGACATCAGCGGCAAGAGGCTTGCGACGTTTCTCGGCTCTTTCCAGTTGCCACTTGAGTGCGGTTTCCCACTCATTGGCGAGAGTCCGTGCTACGAGACTTTCATCCTTCGTCCCTGGGGGAAGCGCCTTATACACTGTGATGGGATGGATATCGAGGGCGTCCTTCAGATTAGAGAGCGCCCGAGTAGCGCCTCTGAGTGCATCGTAGGGCGCGGTGGAGATGATGGGTCTGATCCACTGATACCTTTGAAGAGGATCAGGGAGGGAATACTGGAGGCGGGACATTCGTTCATAGTCCCGCTGGACCTTCTTCAAGCCTTTCTGATTCTCAATGAGTTCAAGGGCTAGACGTTGGTACTTCTTGGGTGCTTTAGCCATTCATCGCCTTCCGAAGTGACTCCAGGGTGATGGTTCCTTCTTCCTGGAAGCGAACCATGCTGGAAGAGCAGCCATCTCCGCCGGCGGAGCCAGGTTTCCTAGTTGGGTCGCTCCTAATATCATATAGTAAGTTGCGTCAAGCGTATCATCATGCCTCCCGAGAGGCCATGATACCCACTCGTCCTCAAACGCTTGGAGGAACTCGGTCTTCTTGTCGGAGACCCAGACTCGGGAGAATTCGAAGAGAGGCTGCATCTGCTTCTCGAAACGATTTCCTTTCGACTTGCCTCCCGTCGTAGCGGGGAAAATCGGCAGTCTAGAATTTCTCAATAGAAGATGGTAGAACTCCTCACCCTTTCCAACGGCTTCCACGATTACAAGAACGGTGGTGGGATACATCCCAGCCCACGATCTTACTAAATGCTCTGCCTCACCCTGGGACACCTGCCCCCTATAGCCGTCTACAAGAACAACTCCGCCTCCGGGAAGTAATCTCCCAATGCTGATGGCGAAGTAGTCCTTTTCTTTCTTGATCATTTTGTCGGCGGTGGAGGCATAGTCCACTCCCATTACGACGGGCCAGGAGGGACTGATGTCCTCATAGGGATATTCATGTAACCACTCTTTCTTCAGGTTCAATCCCTTCGCTGCTTCCAAGTCTAATAGATACGCTCTAGCAAATAGTAACTCACCCGAGAGCTTCCTCAGTTTATCAATCTCTTCAGGAGGGTATTTGTCGAGCCATAGAGGAACTCCATCTAAGAGAATGGGAGTCCTCACTACATGGAACATCTCGGTTGATTTGACGTAGGCTATCGTGTCCTTCACTGTCCAGGGCGTGCCAATTACGACGGTGATCGTGGTGGGAGTTCGGCGCGGAAAGATGGTCCCCTGCAATAAATCTTGAGTCTTACGCTGCTCTCTGTCAGAAGAGGTTGTATTCTCGTCGTCGATGTCGTCAATCAATAAGACTCCATCAGGATGTTTCCCTAGAATGCCGCGAGCAGTTCTTCCATATCCCACGAAGGAAGGACCGCTTCTGTCTGCAACCGTCCTGGTCCAGTCCCCATAAGGGACATCGGCCCGTTTAACGAAATACCCCATTGCGCCCCAGCCTGTTTCTGGATCTGGGACTACATACGGAAAACACGCTTTCCAGATGTCGTTGTGTTGGATGATCTGAGCAATGCGAGCCGCATTCGCAGCCGCACTTTCATCGGACACCTGAATGAGCATGTTCCCTCGTTCAGGCTTCAGCCCAATCTGGTAGGCCATGAAGGTGACGAATGTAGTGGTTTTGGTGGAACCTGCAAACGCTTCTACGAGGAGACTTCCGTGGGCCTTCTCATATAGTGCATCAATCCAGCCCCTGGCATGAGCAGGCATTCTCTGGTTCTGGATGAGCGTGTAGAAAGCCTCGAACCCCTTGGGGGTGTCGGCGTGGATTTCTTGAATTACCCTGGAGAGGTCAACTCGGGCCAGGGAGGGATCCCACGAGTTCTACAAGGGACTTCACTAATGAGGAATGAGCCTTCTCCGTCAGTGAAGCCAGTCATCCATTCCGAGGGAAAGGGAGGGGCGTTTCCCATGTTGGAGATAGTCTAGCATGGATTTTGGTAAAACGCACACGGAGGAGGGAACCCATGTCCTCGCCGTCGGAGTAGAGGGGAACGTGGTGGGGGCTCACGCCTCCGCTTCGGTGTCTGTCTCTCGTACCACGCCTTCCACCACCTCACCCAGCAGACCTAGCTCTACCAACCTGCCAGCTGCCAACCCATCTAGGTGGACGTTGACCTGGAGAGCTTGCACTGTCCCTGCCTTATCAGCTTGAAGGAAGTCTGTCGCTCTTCCCACGAACTCCGCTGCTCTCACACTATGGGACATCTCCGGTGACATCGCTGCTTCTGCCTGCTTCTCGACTACGAACCCCCAGGCTTCAGCTGGAAGTTTGGGTGACAAGGGAGAGAGTGATGCAGCAGCACGCATGAGACCAGCCTCTGCCTCTGCTTGTGCCAGTCGTTTGCGTTCGGCCTGCTTCTCCTCTTTCAGAATGTTCAGGCCCTGGGCCACCGTAGAGCGGGTTATCTCATGCGCTTGACCATTACCATTACCATTAGCCTTATGACCTGCTTTACTGCCCCTTGATAGAGCGGCCCTTATGGCTTCAGTAGCTTTAGGGTGGCGCTCTGCTAAGCCCCGATAGGCTTTACCCTTGCTATTCCCCTTTGCCCAACGCCTGTACTCTATGCCATCTGAGGCCCATATCTCATAGTCGCCTTCGGTTCTTAGGTGTTGATCTGGCATGCTCTTATGGTAGCACAGGAATGGGTGCGCCGCACCGTTCTACCATTCCGCCAAAATACGAACGCCAGATTAGAGAACGCCCAAAAGCTTGACTTATAGTGTGCGATAGTGTACAGTATTCACAGAGAGGAGAACACCATGAACCGTCTTCCCTGGAATGAAAAGGTCCCAATGCTCAGTATCAATCCGCAGGCCGCCAATCCTAGTGACATTGCTCGCCTAGCCTCAGAACTTATGGAGGCCCGTCACACTCTTGACCGCATCGCAGGGCACGCGAGCGCAGGAGCAATGTCCTCATTCCTGGGTGCGCATACGAAATGCGAGATTGTGCGAGACTTGGCACGAAAGGCCCTTGCCTAGCTCGGCCCTCCCGCCTGCTTCCAAATTCATTGGAGGCAGGAAGGATACGCCGATCCACCAATAGGAGAGTGACGCAATGAACGCCAAGCAGTCCTCCGAACAGGAAGCCCGTCAGTGTCTATCCAAGATGGTCAAACCAGGAGATACCGTATACACGATTCTTCGACACGTCAGCAGATCGGGAATGACTCGGGTTATCGACTTGGTTCTAATGCCAGAACGAGGTACAGAGGAGACTGGCCCCATCAGCATTTCAGGCTGGGCCTCCCAGCTCCTAGACATGCCCCTTGACCGTAACCGCTGGGGCGTCAAGATCGGCGGCTGTGGCATGGACATGGGATTTGCCTTGGTCTATGACCTGTCCTATCGCCTGTTCAAGGATGGGTTTGAGTGCATCGGCGAGGATTGCCCTGCCAATGACCACAACAACGGTGACAGAGACTACACGCCTCACAAGCACAGCGACCCCGGCTATGCCCTAAGCCAGCGCTGGCTCTAACTCAGTAGGCCCGCCTGCGCCTCATTCATGGGACGCAGGAAGCCTAGACCGAGGACAACCCAATGTCTCAGCACCAAGGAGACTGACATGAAACCCTTTGATGAGTTACACCGCATCCAAGTCGAGCTTGATGAATTGCGCTACAGAGTCAATCTGCTTGAGGGAGACCTGATTTATGTAGCACGGCGGTCTCCGCCCTCGTATCCTGACACCGACCTCACCATCAAGCAGACAGTCGCCCAAATCCTAGACTACCTCAATTTGAAACCCATCTTCCATCATGCCTATTGGCAACTACTCTCTGACAAGGAGAAGCCCAATGAAACCCCTTGATGAACGCATGCGCGAAACCGCAAAAGCCCAACTACGCCCCCCTGCCCTCTGGAATGACATCCGACGCTGGGCCGATCAAGTCACCTCGCTCCTGATTGCCAACGAGGAACTGACTAAGCAGAACCAGGAACTGTGCGACCAACTGAACGGGCAGTATTGGGTTCAAGCTAAGGAGGAGCTTCGTGAGCTCCCCTTCTAGGCAGATCCTCATTATCTGGGCTGCCATCATCATCTTTGGGCTAATTGACGCTTCTGGCTAATCCAACCTTGAACCAAGCTACGTCCTGCGAAGGAGAAAGAATATGAGCCGCGTAAGTGACGTTCTAGAACCTCTCCACATGTCTTTGCAAGAACGCATGGCAGTCCTATCGTTCGTTAGCAAGTCATTAGAACTCTTAGAACGGAACGATCTACCACCATCGAACTACATAGATCTTGAACAATGGCGGGCATTGGGAAAACTGGCGCGAGATGTGCTTATGCGTTTAGACGAGGCGTGGCCCACCTTGCTACCGATGCCTCACGACGGCATACGCTGGTCCGAACGATGAAAGGCGAATGACATGACCCCAGACGTCCCGCACCAGTGGATTCTTGACAAGCTGACTGCCCTCTGCCTCTTGGGTGAAATGGACAAAGAGGAAGTGGAGAGAATCCATGTCCTGTTTCTCCAACGCTTCCCGGATGAAGTGGCAGCGATGAAGCAGAAGCTAGCCATCTACGAGCGCTACACCAAGCCTATCCAGCAGATTTCAAAGCTGATGGACCTCGAACAGCAAGGGGATAACTACATCACGGAGTCAGCTCGTGAGTAGCTTCACCGCCAAGTTCCCCGGCCGCTGCGGTATCTGCCATATGCGTATCCGCAAAGGAGATGCAGTCCTTTGGATATCGCCTACCACTGTTGAAGTGTTCGTCCCCTATGACCACGAGAAGCAGCGAGGGGGATGGACGCAGCAAGTTCCTACCAAACTGGCGCACGCATCTTGTCAGCGCATCATGGAAGGGAAACTAGATGACTAGGCTAGATGTCCTACTCATAGCTATTGGGTTCATCTGGCTGTGGTTTAGCGGCAAGTACATCGGCTGGATGATCTCCTATTTTGTTGGGGGTCCACTCGGCTCGATAGAAAAGGAATGGACAGATGAATGATCCGTGGGAAGGAATCCGCCACACGCTATCGGTAATGCCGGCACAGTGGCTAATCCCAGATCCAATCATGCGGTTTCTGATGGCTGATGGCAAGAAGCTATTGGCCGACGCCGATGCGCTGCGGGAATTCCAGAAAGAAGCGCACTGGCTATTCGGCCATGAGCCACCCGATGATCTTGGAGCCTATACCCACGCATCAAGAAAGACTTGGATTGCTAGACGTGACGCCATGTTCGCTGCTCTCCCACCTTATCTGAAAGGCGAATGACATGAACGACCGAGTGAATATCATTCTGACGCCCGACGAATATGGCGATGGGACCAAAACGCATAGCGTCACAGTACACCTCGATGGCATTCCAATAAGTGATGCCGATGGCCCAACGCTTGAGTATGCATTACTCCAACTCGTCGAAAACCTCGCCATACAAATATCTCTCTTGGAGAAGAAACCATGAACGAGGAATCTACCGACATCGTAGCTGTCCCCAACCCGCACGCGCTGATGCCCGTTATGGACATCCGACTAGCCAAGGAACGCTATCAAGCCTTGGTGGAGTTCGTCAAAGGCATCATGGTGGAGGATAAGGACTTTGGCCCACCGTTTGATAGCTCTGATAAGAACGTCCTCCTGAAGCCTGGGGCCGAGAAACTCCTATCGTTCTTCGGCCTCACCCCGGTGCTTGTGGATGAGCGGGTTCTGGAGGATGACAGCGACCCTCTTCACCCCTATTACTTCTATCGCCGCAAGTGCCAACTCTACCGCGGGGATAGGCTAGTAGGCGAAGGCTCAGGCTCCTGCAATTCCAGGGAATCCAAATACCGATGGCGAGAGGCCAAGCGGAAGTGCCCAAACTGCGGCATGGAAACCATCCGAAGCAGCAAGGCCGAGTTCGGAGGCGGGTGGTATTGCTGGGCCAAGATAGGAGGATGTGGCGCGAAGTTTGCCCATGAGACTCCAGCTATTCTCAATCAGACCGTGGGGCTGGTGGAGAACCCCGACATCGCAGATATAGCCAACACGGTCCTCAAGATGGCAGACAAGCGAGCCATCATCGCCGCTACCCTAATCGCCTGTAACGCCTCAGAGTTCTTCACTCAGGACATCGAGGCAGATCAGGTCGTCGAAGGGACAGTGAAAGAGACCAACCCAAAAGCCCAGACCATACCTCAACGCTCGACGACTGGTACAGCGAGCATTTTGTCCCAGACGGATACGACTCTTACAACGCAATCTGGCGCTAGGCAGAAGAACCAATGGCCCGATGCCCAGGACATCATCAAAACCTTGGTGCGAGACGGGTTCATCGACGCCGCTGAACATGCAGTGGGCATCCTGAACCATTCTGTCTTCATGAACATCCCGCAAGGGAACCTGGAGCTGTACGACATCGCCGTCTATCTTTGCGGCTATCAGACATGGCCACAGACCTGGACCACAGAGGATAAGGCAACCGCCACCAACAATCAGTACCTAGCCGGTGCCCCGAAAGAGTGGGAAGACGCCGCCAAGCATATCCTGGGGATGAAACTATGAGACTCAAACGCAAACACAGCGTCAATTCATGCCCGTGTTGCCGTCGCAAGCCCATCCATGCCCACGCCATAGCTTGGCCGTTACTTGACCTAGATGGCGAGTATGGCTGGGACCTGAAGCTTGAATGTCCCAAACATGGCTGGCAAGACAAGGGTAGTGGATGGTACACAGAGGAACTTGTCGAGGCTGGACTGAAACCTTGACCACCAATGGCCGCAAACGCCGCCTCGGAATGTCTGCGGAAGGACGGAGGATTCTACAGATGCGGAATGAGGAGATATTTCGTCAATGGAACGAACTGGGGAAATCCTATGGCACGTTGGCCGCAGAGTTCAACCTAACTCGCTCCGCCATTCAGAAAATAGTGGAGCAGCAACGGAAAGGGAAGGCTCAGTAGGCTCGCCCATGCGTGTCAATCGCCATCTGCTGACGCTGGGCAGGCTTCTGGCCCCGGTGCAACCTCCAGGTTGTTCCCCTCTCAACCGGGGCCCAGGAATAATTGAATGATCATTATCACGGACTCGGACCGCACTAGATTCTGGAGCAAAGTCAATTTGGGTTCCTACAAGGAGTGTTGGGATTGGAACGCAAGCCTTCAAACGGCTGGCTATGGCCAAATATCCATCGATGGCACGCAGAGATCAGCGCACAGGATCTCTTATCTGATCACCTATGGAACGATACCAAAAGGCTTGTGCGTCTTGCATCGTTGCGATAACAAAAAGTGCGTCAATCCGCAACATCTTTTTCTCGGAACACACAAAGACAATGCCATAGATGCTGCTCGCAAGGGAAGGCTCAGCAACCGCGGTGAGACTCATCCGTCCGCTCGTCTCACTTCGGCTGATGTCTTAGCCATCCGGTCGCTTTGGCGCTTTGGGAAAGTCACCCAAAAACAAATAGCCGATCAATTCCTAGTCACAGAAGATCATATTGGCGACATCGTCCGTCGGCGATATTGGTCCCATTTGTCATGACCCTCTGGCATATCATCCGCTTCACCACCATACGCCACCTGTGGCTGACTGAAATCTGGAGCCATCA